AGTGTGACTGATCCAAACGCTAAGGTGTCGCCAGATATTCGCGCGGCCGACCCTAAAAACAAAGGCAAGACAGCGCCGCCGAAAGATACCGAAGGCGAACAGAATGACGGCGGCGATGATGAGGACGAGGGCGACGATGACGCGGACAAAGCCGGCCGCGACAAGAACAAGAACAAAAACAAAAACGGCGACAACGATGATCGCCTCGAGCAAGCGGAATTGCTCACGCGTGAGATGACGCTCGCGACCAAACACAACACCTATGATCCTGAGACGCGCACCGCTGAAGCAATCATCAGCACTGGCGCTCGCGTGCGCCGCAATGATTGGTGGTCAGGCGACACGTGGGACGAGGTGCTTGATATTCAACCAGGCTCGGTGCGCCTCGGTCGACTGAATGCCGGCGCACAAGTGATCGATGGTCACAACTATTTCGGCGGCATTCGCGCGCTTGTTGGCGCTGTGGTGCCTGGCAGCGCACGCATTGAAAGCGGGCAGTTGCTGGCTCGGCTCAAGTTCTCGCGCAGTGAATTAGGAGAGCGCATTGCGCAAGATTTGATTGATGGGATTCCTATCAAACTAAGTGCTGGATACAAGACTCATAGAGAGTCAACAGACAAAACTACGTCACCAGAAACTCGCATGGCGACCGATTGGGAGCCCTATGAGGTGTCGGTAGTGACGATTCCGGCAGAGGGAGAAGGCGCGGCGATACGGCAATATCATAATCGGGCGGGTCCGCCCAACAGAAAGGAGTCAGTGATGGCTGACGAAACTAGAGGCGCGGGCGTCAACAATGAAACGCCCGTTGTGGATACTGCGGCAATCATCGCCGAAGCAAACAAACGCAGCGCCGACATTCTCGGTATCTGTCGCCAGGCAGGGCTCGATATGGAGCTTGCGGAGCGAGCAATAGCTGATTCAAAGGTGACGGTTGAAGACTTTCGCAAGAAAGCTTTCGAGTCTCTGGCCGATCGCACTCGCGCGCAAGGTTCAACGAATGGGGCGTCTGGCGCGGCTAATTCGTCGCAACAGACGCACGACTTTCGTTTCGGGCCAAATGGCCGCTTTGAGGTCATACGGAATAACGACGAAGGCAAGTTCCAAGCAATCGTCGACGCAATGACGATTCGCATTCTTGCTGCTCGTCGCACACCAGCAATCACCACACAAGAACAAAAAGAGTGGGTCGACATGATGGGTCGCACTGACCTCGTGTCGCAATCCATGCGAATTGTTGATGGCAAAGAGGAACCAAAAGACCAACAGGTGCGCAACTATTTGGGCATTGGTTGGGCGGAGGTCGCGGCTGAATGTCTCGGCTACCGCGGCACGATCCGCACACCCGCGCAAGCGGAGCGCATCATTGAGTCCGCGTGGAACACAGGACTCCGTGGTCGTGACGCAATGTTATCGACTGGAGATTTTCCGTTCATATTTGAAAACGTGCTGAACAAAAGTTTGCTCGCACGTTATCAGCTCATGATGCCTACATATCGTGAGATTGCGGTCGAACGGCCGTTCAACGATTTTCGTCCGCATCCTCAATACCGCACTGGTGAGTTTCCAATGCTCCAACCAGTGACGGAAACTGGCGAGTTGCGCGCGGGTGCCTCGGTCGACAGCAAAGAAACTGTGAGCGTCACGCCTTATGGAATCATCTTCCCGATCTCTCGCACGATGATTGTCAATGACGACCTCGGCGCGATCGATCAAATACTCGGCTCAGCCGGCGATACGGTGCTGATCTTCGAAAATGTCACATTTTTTCAAATGCTGATCAGCAATCCGACGCTGTTGCAAGATGGCACCGCGGTCTATAATGCGGCTACACACAACAATCTGCTGACAGGTGCCGGCACTGGCGGACCTCCAAGCGTCTCGTCGATTGGACAGATGCGTGCGGGAATGCGCGCGCAAAAATCACTATCTAATCTGTTCATCAACGTGCCGCCTCGTATCTTGTTGACTGGTCCCTACCAAGAAACAGCGGCGGACCAGATGGTGACCTCGATCACACCAACGCTAACAAGTTCGGTCAACCCGTTCAGCGGCCGGCTGCGTTCGGTGTCTGATTCAAACATCGCTGACCAGTCTTGGTATTTGTTCACGGAGCCTGGTCGCGTGCCGTGCTTTGTTTATGGCTTCCTCGGCGGCGCGACTGGTCCGCGCGTGCGGACAGACGAGCCGTTTGGTGTGCAAGGTGTGCGCACCAGCCTCGAGCACGATTTTGGCGTGGGTGCTATCGATTTTCGTGGCACCTACAAAAACAACGGCCAATAGGCGCGGCTGTTAGATAGGAGCAACTAGCTATGAAAAATTACGTTCAGAAAGGTACCGCGTCTTATGAAACGGCACCAGGTGGCGGCTGGCTATCTGGTCAGCTCGTGGCTGTGGGACGCGCGGTGGGTGTGGTGGGTGCCAACGTGACGGCTGGCCAAGTTGGTGCTGTGCATTGGGAAGGGCAATTCATCCTCAACAAAGACACAGGAGTTGCTTGGGCTGCGGGTGACTTGTTATATTTCAATGCCGCTGGCACAGGACCACAGCCAGGCACGGGATCGTGTAACAAGACATCAGGCACGCAGGTGGTTGGTATCGCCGTCAAGGCGGCACTTGCTGGCGACACCTCCGGTGAGGTTCGACTCAACGGTGCGTGGACGATATGACGGTCGACTTTTCGCGCCTGGTGCTTAATCCGGCGATGCTGACCTTTGGGCGCACCGTGACCATTGATCCTTTATGGTCGCAACCAGGTCAGCCGCCATACCAGGCGCGTGGAGTCTTTTCCTCTGATCCATTTCCTATTGTGGGACTCGATGGCCAAGTGTTGTCTGATCAAAAAACAACGCTTGGCATTCGCCTAGCAGATTGGGGCGGCGCACCAGCGCCTGCACCTCGAGACACCATTACCATCAGCTTCGAAGGGCAGACGGCTACCTGGTACGTCTCCAACTGCGAGGAAGACGGCCAAGGCGGGTCGATGCTGACTCTGCGCTACACCACACCCGTACCTGATCCTCGACGGCCGACTCAGGACGTTGACATTGAGTAAAATCGTCACGCCTGGCGAATTGTTTATAACGACCGCGACTCATATATGGGACGCGGCATGGGCACAGGCATGTAAGATTCAAGGCTTCAAAACATATCGTCAGGCACCGATTCTACAAACAACTATGCCTGAAGATCTCGACGCACTTTACTGCTACATGCTAGGCGACAATGGCGTAGCAGATGGATCTATTCCGTTCATGGGTCCGGTCAAGTTGATTGAGTCGGTACAGATAGGATTCTCCGGTATCTTTGCCGATAGCGACGCAGGCAGTCAGCACCGCAAGCTCGCGCTCTACACAAGCGCGCTCGACGAGTGTTTGCTGCGCGATCCTGCCTTTGCCAATTTTAACTTGTTTCAAGGAATCGAGAGCAGACAGATTAAGTTTGTGACTGGCCAGATTGGTCAAGTGCCTACTAGCGAGTTCCATTATTTAATTACGTTCTCTGTGCGCAATGGTTGGGAACCAGTTATATCTGACGATTTTCTAACAATGCACCTAACAACTATCTTTCCGCTCGGCGGCGATCCAAACAGCACGCTGCAAGTTCAGGCAGTTTGGGACATCCCACAGAACTAGGAGTCAGCCATGACTGTTCCGTTTCAACAGTTTCCAGCAAATTGGAAAGTTCCTCTGTATTGGGTCGAGGTCGACAACAGCATGGCGGGTTTGCCGGCAGACATTCAGCCGGCGCTGCTTGTTGGTCAAAAGCTGGCTTCAGGGCTGGCTACGCCTAATGTGCCAATTGCGATCGGCACCGTAGCCGATGCAGAGCAGCAATTTGGCATCGGCTCAATGCTGGCGCAAATGTTTGCAGCATTCATGAACGGCAATCCTTCTGCACAAATGTGGGGCTTGCCGATTCCTGATCCTGTCGGCGGTGTGGCAGCGCACGGAACAATCACAGTTACGCAACCGCCAACGCAGCCTGGTACGCTATCGCTCTATATTGCAGGGCAGAAGATTCAAATAGCGGTGCAGGGCACTGAGACTACCGCTGTCATGGCGCAGAATATCGAAACAGCAATCAACGCTGTGCCCACCATGCCAGTTAATGCCACAATCGCAACTAACGTTGTTACGTTGACGTGCAAATGGCTCGGCGCCAGCGGCAATGATGTGTATTTCCGTGACACTTATATGGGAATGCTAGGCGGTGAGCAGTTGCCTGTTGGCATGGTCCTAACATACTCGACAGCAACAACACCTTCAACGTTTGCTGGCACGCTCGCAGGGGGCACAGGTGTGCCTGTGTTCACGGCCGCTATCGCCAGCCTGGCGGACGAGCAGTATGAATATGTTGCCATGCCTTACAGCGATGTCTCGTCAATCCTGGCATGGGATGCAGAATATGGCTTCAGCTCCACAGGTAGGTGGGGCTGGATGCGTCAACAATACGGCATGGTGTTCACGGCGCACCGCGACACGTATGCAAATCTCATGACGTGGGGAGCAAACAACAATTCACCTGTAGTCTCCGCCATGGATATGGAACCGGATATGCTCACACCGATATGGGAGGTCACGGCCGCATATTGCGCCAAAGCAGCAATTGCGCTGCTCGACGATCCTGGTCGACCGCTTCAAACATTGCTGCTTACTGGTGTCTTGGGTGCACCTAAAAATCTTCGCTTCACCATGGCGGAAATGAATAACTTTACCCAAACAGGCATCGCGACGCAGCGTGTCAGCTCGGACAATGTCACACCGATGATTCTGCGCGACACCACGATGTACCAGGTGAATCTTTACGGCCAGTCAGATGATTCGTATGAGTTGCTTACAACGCTTGCCACACTGGCCGCGGTTATTCGCAATCAACGTCAGGCTATTACCAGCAAATATCCGCGCCACAAACTTGCCGATGATGGCACGTTGTTTGGAATCGGTGCGGCGATTATTACGCCCACGATCGCCAAAGCGGAATTGATCGCAGAGTATGCGGTCGACGAGTACAACGGCCTGGTGCAAGATGCCACCGACTTTAAGAACAATCTAATTGTCGAGCGCAACGCGCTTGATCCAAACAGGCTTGATGTGCTCTATCCGCCGCAACTGATCAATCAATTGAGAATCTTTGCGGTGCTGGCGCAATTCAGACTGAGAACGCCTGTGACGACAGTCACGGCATAGCGAGGCAACCATGGTCAGCTTGATGTCGTCACCTAGCGAGATTGAGCGCATCTTAGCGTATGACGTGACTCAAGTTGACCCTGCGGGGCAACTTGTGGAAGGTCCGACTCAAGGGTCTTATACCGTCGTATCGAACAAGGATGGCAAGACTGCATTGTTAGGACCAGGAGCGACGCTGGCGCAACTGCGCACTTATTGCCAAGTGGTCGACCCGCGGGCACCTACCTATCCGGTCTATCCGTTCGAAGCGGAAGCGCTCGAGGCACCTT